TGATTTATGGAATCGTCAAGTTGAGTTCCTTGACGAGGATGCTCCATTCCCTACACCAGCACTCTTTATAGAGTTCGGTGACATAACTTGGAAGGAATTATCCGGAGGCACTAGTTTCAGCGGGGAAGGCACAGTGATTCTTCATATCGTCGATCGTTTCGATGGTTCGGCCGTTCCCGGAGGAGTTAACAGGGACGCAGTACTATCCCAGCTTGACTGGTCAGCGAAGATACAGAGGGCACTGCTGCATCTGAGAGGCGAGAACTTCAATGGATTAAGGCTAACTACCACCATGACAAATCACGACCACGAGGACGTAATAGAGAGCATAGAGGTCTATAGCTTCAAGACGATGCGAGAACTAAGATGACTTAGGGATCGTACAAAACAGAAGCCAGCACATCTCACGACGTGCTGGCTTCTTTAGTATGAAAAAGTTGAAGTAAGTGTCACTCGGATTTCATCTGCCTGATTAATCCTCTAATGACCACAATGCCATAGGCCGTAAGGTTAAGCACTGCTGGCAGCCAGTAGAATGCCTCTTTCGACTCATAAGCGTAATTTGCGCATCCGGCGCTTGAGATGATGCCGAGCATCGCCAAGAGTATCCAGCGCGCTCCTCTCCAGAACTCCTTGAGTCCCTGGGACGTTTTCTTGTCGAGATTCTTGTCCATGATAAATAAATTTAAAGGGTTGGTGTTTTGATATTTATAAAATAGTTTTTACATTTGTGCGTCAGCAATGACTAAGCTAGTAAGTTGCCAGCGGAATTGGACTACTATATGTATCCATATCATCAAAGGAGTCTATTTGGGCTCCTTTGAGCTTTTTATTATCTATATAGTTTTCTGAATTTCTTTTCAAAATTTGGAGCTTTTGCCATTTTTCTATCTATCTCAATAAGTTTATTGCCTTTTATAATTTTCACTTCAAGAGTTTCCTTATTTTTAAAATATTCCTGTAGGCTTTTGGAAATTTTCCTCGGGTTATAATGGGTTGTGATGTTCAAAATCACTCTCTTTGTCTGACCAATTGATTCTGAGAGTCTATTCTCAATAGAATTATCTCCGGTTATGGTCTTCAGATCATAGAGTCCGATATAGTTTTTCTTCTTAATAATATAGTCACCTGATCTGGTGCTTCCAGGGTTCGGCAAAATAAACACATTAAAACCATGATCTGCGAGTTTAACCGCACAGGAAAAAAGATTTTGATAATCAGCAGATTTTTCATCTATTGCTGAGTATATGTCACTTTTATCCGTAGGCTTAAAGATCCTCATGCTGACTATGTCTCTGAGAGTTTGTACATAATCAGCCCCGCGTTTTTCATGAAGTGACTTAAGCAACTCTGTAATATCGTTAGATGCTGTCATTCTAAGTTTCTGGCATGTTTTGCATAAATCATTTCCCAATGGTTTCGCCAGGCTCATCTTGCCTTTAGCGATGTCGCAGGTGCGGCATCTTGAGATGGTGTATGGATTGTAATCTGGTACGCTCTTGCGTTCCTTCCCAGGGTTCCATGAGAACATATGCCTCCGGTCGCCCTTGAGTGCCTCCGCCCCTCTTGACATTGCCTCTTGATGTGGTGTTGTCCCGGAACTGCGGCTAACCTGGACGACAGTGCAACGGCAGTTCCATCCGTTCGGGGGAAAGTAGATATCCCAGAAAGGGTCGCTCTGTGGGAGTGTCACCCCATCCAGGGCGGCATGCTCTGGACGCACCCTGTCGTCTCCAGCTGTCCTGTACTGAAGATTGTATCTGTCCCCGTCCTTCTCGAAATCTTCCCATCGCCCTGCCATTTCAGAGCTGGCGGCGACAAAGTTGTACTCTGCCCTGAGATAGTTCCTGTTATAGGTTGTGTCAATCTCCTGAACGTCGGTCAGGAATCGTTCAAACGGCTTACGATCCCCGTTCCCATCTATCAACGACGGGAATGCCTCTTTAAGCTCATGGAAGGTCTTAATGCCGCTGAAGACATAGTCGCTGTCCTGGAGTCTGCGCCTCATCGTATCTGACATCCTCGTCTTTTCGAATGTCGAATTGAGTAACGAGGTATGCTCATCAATGAAGCCCTTGACATCATTGTCCTGCATAATCTCAATCTTGAACGATGCACCTCCCTGCTTGTAGAGCGCACGCATCATCTTCGAGAAGGCCTTTCTGATTGCCTCCGCTTTGGACTGCGGTATCTCCTTCTGCGAGGCAAGCCGCATTCCCCCGAGTATTTCGGAGTAGCGCCTGTGCAGCCCCTCGTAATCAGAGGGGCTCAGTCGAAAAAATCCCGCCCCCCATCTGATCTGGTAAAGCTGTCTGGCCTGGCGAGTGCCATGCCCTGCCTGCGATCCTTTATTCCTATGCCATATTTATCCTCGAAATATGATTTGTCAACATTGAAGTTATTTAGGATCATGCTTTCATAGGCCACTTGCTGCTCCGGAGTGTAGTCATATGCCTCATCCCAATCGAAGGTCAGCCCCTGGACAGGGAATCCCAGCTTTGCCATCTTTGGTATGAGCTGATTATTGACCACATCTCGGAGTCCGTCGGCTATCTGCCATACAAGGTTTTCGAGGGCTTTAAGGTGCGTCTGAGATTGCGATAGAGACGAACCGTTATCGATCGTCATTGTATTCTGAAGCACAAGCTTAGAAAGCTCTGTGTTTGCCCGTTCGATTCTCTGGTCATATACATTGAATGCGTCTCCTCTTGATGACTCTTTAAGCTCCAGTTCAGAATCAGCCGGGAGGACTGCCCAGGCTTTTGATCCCATAGTATCCAGCATTCTGCCCAGGTCGTCAATATCCTGCTGGCTGCGGCTGGAAGTCTTTGCCACCCTGATCGGCAGCCCAAACATTTCGGCGAATGAGTCCCAGAATGCAAGTGCATGCTTCTTAGGGATTGTCTCAATGGCGGCCTTGAGATAAAGGCCAAGATCATCAGGCGCCCCGGCTTCAATCAGCCAGTCGGAATATGGTTTTTCGTGATAATCAATGCCAGACTGCCAGAGGTCCCCAACGCATTTGACTACTCTGTGATATTCCGGAACCACGTGCTTGCGTGGGATGAGAGTGACATCCCTGAATGTTCTTGTTCCATCTGATTTCGTGATTACATCGCCGAGTTCGATTAGCGAGTGCCCCCAGTATCTTGCTTCAAGGATGTAATGCTCGAGCCGCTTGAACCATTCCGCATCAAAGATTTTCTGAGCATCCCTATCTGGCTCTCCATCCGGCCGTGTTAGCTTGAATGATTTTGACATAATGAACCCTTGCAGCTGTCCCACGCAGCCGCTCAAGTGTAGGTCCAGGTCTACATCATGATAGATGTCGTATAGATACCATCTTTTCGGCTGGTTCACGTCTATGGCCATCCTATTCGCTTCTCGCCATTGTCGCAGGTCACGTTTTGCGAGGGCATCATTGCTTCTTTGGAGGTCGATGACGATCTTTTTGATATTCTTGGCTGCACCGGCACTCGCAAGATCCAAAGTGCCTCCATCAGACTTGCGTACATATCTCGGGAGGCGCAGCCCCCCTATCTCAACCGTATTCCCGCCCCCGCGGAACATATTCCTGATATTCATGATACTATTGTATTTTTATTTATAAATAGTCGATTATCCGACAAAATCAGTAGCTGTTGTCAACCATCGTCTGCGAGCCATAGCGTATTTGCCCAGAGCTCTGATCATCCTCATCAACATGATGTGGCAGATCAGGGAGGATTTTTCCCGCCTGTACCCCTTCCAGCCATTTGATTGCTCTCTCGTACCTTTCCTTCCTTATCTCGATCCCCATCCTGGCAGGGAGGGAAGCGGCCATGTGATAAAGAGCGATGTCGCAGGCGTACATCACAAGCTGCCTATTGCGGTCATCACCTTCTGCACTGAAGATGGCCTCGACATCAAAGTTTGGCCGGAGATACGATGACATCTCTTCCACCGCTTCCTTTTCCGCCTCTGACCGCACCTTCTCATCCGCCTGGCTGATTACATCAAGAGCCTTTGACCCAATTACGAGTGTATAATCTGTATCATTCAGGAACATGGCAGCCTCCTATTTTGTTATGTAGAGTGCTCTGGACTCTATGTCATGGATGGTAACCCCTTTCTTGAACCTGCGCTCCCTCAATAGACGCTTGATGGTCTGCTTTGGAACAGCCATGAGTCTGCCCCTCAGCAGTATCACATAATATCTCAGCCCGAAGGCCTTGGCGAGCCTGTCCGCCTTGCGGACGGCGCGTTTGTAGCGCATGGCCCATATTATTTTCCTGATGCTCATAATTAATATATTACCAGTCATTTTTAGCTGAGGGGCGTTTGCCCATCAGCGGCTTAAAATTTCGCTGTCTGCACATTCGCTGCAGATACCATATTGCACCTTCATCCGCATCCGGGGCATCATCATGAGCCGAAGAGCCCTTCTCCAGGGCGAGCGTCTGATCAATGCCAGTCTGCATGTCCGGCGTATCTTTCAATGCCTCGTTGTACCAGACATAGCCCCTTTCCCATAGCGGAGAGATGTCGGTAATCCGTTGCAGCTTGTCGGGTTTCTGCCTGCGGTCGCCACCAATCGGCAGCTGATGCCCTCTCAGATCTCCCTCGCGCTCGAATTCGTCCAGAATCATGTCCTGGAGGAAGACCTGCTCCATGAGCCATCGAACAGTTACATCCTCTGGCAGTGATTCCCAAAGATCGTAGCACCAGCGCACCATTGATGCGATCGTGTCCTGACGTACATAGGTGTCTATAAGATGCAAGTATCTGCCTATCCTACCCCAGAAGCGCACAGCCTTGTAATCATTGGTTGTCTTCGACTTGAATGATGGATCTATATAGACGATAAGCTCATCATAATTCTTCAACGGAAGAATCTTAGTATATCGTATCCAGGATGACTTGAATATCTTGCCCTCGATGACAGGATTGTTCATTTCCTCGCGCTCCCAGGCGATGTAGCCCATGAAAGCTTTCGCACTTTCGGCCTCCTCCCTGGTCCATTTCTCTTTCCATGTTGGATTCCCATACTTGTCGAGAGCATTGACCTGTGAGAAATAGACAGATTTGATTCTTGAGATATTGTATAGGACAGATGTCTTTGAAAATAGGTTGCCGACCATGATGAACCGTCCCCGGCCCACGTCCAGGCTTCCGAAGAGGGCGCTGCGCACCCAGTCGGTGAGATCCGCCACCCTGCTCGGGTTCCTGGAGAGCTCGTCGTCGTCAAGGTCGTCGATGACGATGTAGTCGGGTCGCCGCGAACGATATCTCATACCTCGTGGGGACTGGCCTCGTCCCATCGCCCCGAAGACTACGTCATCGCTCGTGACGAAGTAGCCGTCTGTCCAGATTCCGATGCTCTTCTGCCCACCGAAGTCGGCTATGTACCGCTGATTAAACTCCAGCTCGGCCTGGGTGGAGGAGAGCAGCTCTTCAGCATTGTCCTGGGACTTGCCGACTATTACCATATAATGCAGCTGCCCCATTGCTTTGAGCCAGAGAGGCACGAATATGTCCATGTGAGTCGATTTTGCATGCCCGCGAGGCCATTCGAATACCGCCTTTATATTTGGGCATTGGAGGATCTTCCGTGCAGCTGCTGTATGGAAGGGCGCGTTATGCACCGTTGTCACGGAGCCGTCAGGCAATGTCTTTGTCATGTAATGTGGGAAGTAGTACTCGCAGAAGGCATCATAGGACGACAGCAGCTTGCTTATACGCCTTCTCTTCTCTTCTTCTGATTCCTGCGCCGTGACGGCTGTGGCCGATTGGACCTTCTGGCAGTGCTGTCTCCAGCGCTCCAGTGCAGATTTTATCTCCTCCCTGCTGCGTCCCATGGCCGTCAGGATTTAGCTGCAAGCTCGCTTATATAGGCATCCTGCAGTTTGTTGATCTGCTTGTATAGTTCAGGGGTCACGTCAGAGTCCTTCTGCTGTGCTCGAAACTCCAGCCACTTGCTGAAAGCCATAAAGACTTCCACTGTGTCCACAATATTCGTCTTGCGATCAAGCTTCTCTATTACAGCGCTCAGCTTCGCGAGCTTGTCCCCTAACCCGGCGATAGATTCCGGGTTGCCGCTTGCATTGACATTGTCAATTAAATCATTAATCGCACGCAGCAGCTTATTGACCAGCTCAGGACGAGTTATGTTCTGCGCAGCCCTCGCGTTTGCCCAGCCACCATCGGCGCACCATCTGGAGATAGTTGCCCTGGAGACTCCGGTATTTTCCGCTATCGCCTCCATGGACATGCCGGACATATATAGTGTCCTTGCAACTGATCGTTTCTGTTCTGATTCCTTCTTTGTCATAAGAGGTCTTTTTTCGCAAAAGTGGAATCGGACATCGACTTTAGCAAAAAAGTATGCAACCATTGCACACTTGTATGCAACCATTGCACACTTTTTTGGAAATGATGGTGCGCCTTTTTAGAATTGCGCAAAAAGTCACATCATGGCAATCACAGTAAGGATAACGAACGACTCGCTCAACTGCTACGGCACGAGGATACTCACTTCTGGCCTTGACATTTCTCAGTTCCAGCGAAATCCTGTGCTTCTATATATGCACGAGCGCGGACACGTCATAGGATACGTGAAGAATATCAAGAAGACCGAATCAGAAATGACGGGCGACCTGGAGTTTGATGAGGCTTCGGAAGAAAGCGTGCGCTGCAAGAAGCAGTTCGAGTTCGGGTCACTCCGAATGGTCAGCGCCGGAGTGCAGCCTATCGAAACCTCCAAGGACCCATCTCTTATGCTCCCTGGCCAGGACCTGCCAACTATAACAAAAGGCAGGCTGGTAGAAGTATCTGTAGCAGATATGGGCGGTAACGATGATGCAATCCGTCTGGTTGGAGGGACCGACCAGCTGCTCAAACTGGTCAGAGAGACTGAAATTGATCAACCAAAACCATCTGATAAAAATATGGATATGAAACAGCTGGCCCTTTCACTGGGCCTCGCCGAGACCGCAACAGATGCGGAGATCTCGGCAAAGATCAAGGAGCTGCAGGATGCTCAGAACAAACTGCAGCTGGCAACTAAGGAGGTCGATGACCTCAAGCTATCACAGATCAACGCCCTTGTCGATGCTGCAGTCTCCCAGAAGAAGATCACAGCAGATCGTAAGGATCAGTTCATCGCGCTTGCAAAAAAAGTCGGCATCGACAGCTTCAAGGGTATCCTTGACGCTATGTCTCCTGCTGTCAAACTGAGCAGCATGCTGCAGGGAGCATCAAACGCCAGCCCATCAGAGTACAAGAAGCTTTCTGACGTGCCTGCTGAGCAGGTTGAAGAGATGCGCAGCTCTGATCGTGCGCAATACGTGAAGCTCTACAAGGCCGAATACGGCTTCGAGCCAACATTTGATTAATCTTAAAATCTCAACTATTATGATTAAGAAACTTTTTGTATTCCTTTCAGCGCTCCTTTTCAACACTGTTGTCGGAGCGTTCCTTGGGTCGGTGGCAGGTCTTGACCCAGTAATTTCTGCAATTGGCGCAAACGCCATCGCCTCCATCCCTGCTATCCTACCAGGCGGCATACTACGCGCTGGAGTATTGCAGGAAATATGGACTGGCGAGATGGTGAAGAAACTGAGAGATGGGCTTGCTGGTTCCTGGCTTGATGGTATCCCGGACAACTCAGCTGTCGTGAAAAACGATGTGATTCATCTTATCGAAGTTGGGGTTGACCCAGAAGTGCTGGTCAACAACACTACATATCCTATAGCTGTGCAGAAACTTTCTGACAAGGATATAGCAATCTCTCTCGACAAATTCCAGACGAAGGCCACTCCTATAACTGATGATGAGCTGCATGCCGTGTCATATGACAAGATGTCAAGGGTTATCGAGTCGCATAAGAACGCTATAGATGATTCAAAATTCGCTAAAGCTGCGCGCTCTTTCTGCGAGCATACCCCTGAAAAAGCAAAAGTTACGACCAGCGGGGAGAGGGATGCCGAGACAGGCAGGCTTGCACTGACCAAGGCTGATCTCCTGAAGGTAAAGAAGGCAATGGATAAGCAGAAGGTGCCAGCCTCTGGAAGACGCCTTGTGCTATGCTCAGATCATATTAATGACATTTTAGGCTGGAGCGAGGCATTCCAGCGCCAGTACAATATCGATAACGCATCCGGCAAGGTTGGGAGGCTTTTCGGCTTCGACATCTACGAATATGTCGACACGCCTATTTATGACTCCACCGGCAAGATGAAGGCCGCAGGGGCAGCAGCTGCTGCAGGCGACTTCGCGGCTTCCTTTGCCTTCTATACCGGCCGCGTATTCAAGGCTACTGGAGAGACTAAGATGTATTACAGTGAAGCAGCCACAGACCCTCAGAACCAACAGAACCTCGTCAACTTCAGGCATTACTTTATTGCGATGCCGAAGCTGAGCGATTGCGGAGTGGTGCTGCTCAGCGGGTATAAGGCAGCAGCATAGGTATGAGACGCCGACTCGAATATCTTGTAATCCATTGCACAGCCACGCCTGAAGGCCGTGACGTGACCTCCTCGGAGATCCGCCGCTGGCATACATCCCCAGTCAGCGAGGGGGGACGTGGATGGAAGCAGGTTGGGTATACTGATCTCATCCATCTGGACGGGAGGGTCGAGCGGCTCGTAGACAACAACGAAGATAATTGGGTCGATCCGTGGGAGATTACCAACGGCGCCAAAGGCTACAACAGCGTGAGCCGCCATATCGTGTATGCAGGCGGGCTTGCTTCGGACGCAAAAACGCCGAAGGACACGAGGACGGCTTCACAGCTGCGTGCCATGGCAGACTATGTAAGGGCTTTCCATGAGAAACACCCAGATGTAAGAATAATAGGCCACAATGAAGTGGCTGCCAAGGCCTGCCCGTGCTTTGATGTCCAGGCATGGCTAAAATCAATAGGCATAAACCAGAATGAACATTGACGTCACCAGAGTGATCATCGAGGCTGTAGTACCAGTCCTTAGTGCTGTGGCCGGATATTTCACCGGACGCGGCAAGCGGAAGAATGATTTCCTTGCTGAACTGCAGAAGTCAATTGATCTTCTTTCGGCAAAGAACACAGACCTTATGAAAAGGGTTGTCGAGCTGAACGACACGGTAGTGAGCCTAAGACGCGAGAATGGCGAACTTAAGAATGAGGTTGCGGAACTGAGAAGGGAGAACGAGAGGCTTTCAGACGAGGTGAATAAACTGAATGAGCAGCTCCAGGGCGTCAAGACCATCACGAGAGTG